CCTTGACCTCACCCTTACCAGCAGCCTTCTCACGATCCGCGAGAGAGTCCGAGATAGTCATCTGATCACCTTCTGACTGAAACTTCTCATGACCAGCCATATACTTCAGGGCTTCGACCTTAGTCATCTCGCTAGGAAGATCGACCAATTCGATACGGGTTGCTCCACCTGCGGAGAACTGCTTGATACGGCGAATCATGTCATCCGTAAAACGCACCTTAGCATTGCCACTGTGAACCGTAATACCTGCTACTTTAAAAGTTTGCTTCATAAGTTACCTCATTTAGTGATTAATAAAATATGCTTTTTTCAGCATAGTATAATGATAACATAAGTAGCCAATAATGTCAACTACTTGGTTACCCATTATTTGGTTAGATAAGTCCTTGGGAAACCTTTTCGTTATAGGGCAGCGGCACCGGGTCAAATTGCATCCTATCCCGACCATACTGAGCCTCACACAACCCGCGCGCAGAGAACGGATCCCTAGCCTGAAAAATATGCTCAAATACACCTGAACCAGGCTCTGTGTTGTACTTAATATAAACCTTAAAATATTCCATTTTATTTCCTTTAAATTAAAAAGTTAACTACCAAAAGAACTACAAGGACTACTTTACCAATGCATACGGCTGATTCCACTTGCCGATGTTTACATCAACATACCAACCCACATCAAAATAATCAGATTGAATATCCGAACGATCATGGTTCCCTTCGTTCAGAGCAGCAAATACCTCGGTCATAAACTTAAGGGCCTTGCCGTTGTAATGATCCTTAAAGTGAAACGGGTTAACATCATCATAGCCTGAAACATTCGGCTTGAACCCTCTGGACACCTGATAGAAATCAGCACCGCAGACCTTATTGCTATTACCGATAAAATCGATAGTACCGGACTTGATAGTCAAGCACAGAGCCAGATGATTGCGAATAGACAGCGAACCCTTGACACCGTACTTAGCGCAGATCGCCTTAACCTTAGGAGCAATTTTTGCCTTCTTTTCTTGACTCATGTATGCCATTTTGTTTCTCCGTTTCGCTAGTGTAAGTGTATATTATATACCCAAAGCCATTTAATGTCAACCTATAATTTTAATCCCAACGTGATCCAGCGTAGGCTGTAACTCCCAACTCATTGCGTAGGACTTCGGCATAGGCTTCTGCACCCGCTTCCTTAACATCTACATTCTGCACCAAAAGACCAGAAGGGTTCCACAATTCAAGACCACCATTATATGCTTTGCGGAAACCAATCGCCTTTAGTGCGCGACCCATTTTTGTTGATCCCTTTTCAGAGACAGTAACCCATGCAAAGCCGCAGGGATAATTATCCTTTCCACCCATACGCTCATTGAAGAATTTAGTTGCGACTGATTGTGCTGCTTTCTGAGCCCTTTGATGTATTGCTTGGATATTTTCTAGGTTCATCATTTTGTTTCTCCGTTTCGTTAGTGTATGTGTATATTATATACCCAAAGCCATTTAATGTCAATCGTTACTTACTTTTGTGGTAAACAATAATGCACACAGTACGGTGATACCCCAGGCTTGCAACCAAGTCACTTGCTTGACTCCGGCAATAGCATCAACCAAACAACCGTTCCACAGCATATAGACCGGCCAACTTAGCAAAAAACTAAGACCTACAATACCCACAAGACCTACCAAAATTGTCATTGCGATTTTCATTTTGTTTCCTTTAATTTTATTTAATTTGAAATTTATGGATAATGCTCATAATCACGCTTTGTCCAACTTGTCCCTCAATATTCTTAACACTTTGGGAACATTGTGCATGAACATCGAACTGCCCCCTATCCAAAAAACCCTGACATATGGGAACCATGTAACCGTAGTCGGGCCGCTGGACACTCCCTGCACAACCTGACAAAAGAGCGACCAGCAGGATTGAGATATATCTCATTATGCCGCAGTAAGCATATTGGCCGGAACACGCCAATTCATCATACCTTCACGCACGATCACAAATTTGCGGTTGACCTTTTTCACTTCACCGACAATTACCCGACCCTGACGCGAACTGGTGAATTGCACCTTAGCACCGGCCCGCAAGGTAAACACATTACGCTTAGCAAGCTGACCACGGGCAAATGCAATTGCATCTGTGATTGAAGTCAACTGCTCGTTGGTGAATCCGCTAGAAAGAATAGTAAGATTAATGTCTTGAATCGATACACTCATTTTCTGTCTCCGTGTTGTCATTGTATAAAGCTATTATACAGGAATAACCATTTAATGTCAACCGCTTAAACACGCTTCAAATACTCGAATACATTTTTAGAATTTTTGGGTACCCAACTTTTACCATTTATATCACACCATTCGCTTGAGGCCCTAGTTTGTCTACAGGATTGATATACACCTTTGTCCACTTTACCGGTAACTAGGTCAACAGTTTCACCATGATAGGTTAGCTTACACTTCATTCCATATCGTAAATTAACCACGAAATCAAAAAAGGATTCATAGAATGAGTGTTTGCAATCTTTACAGAAAACCTGTTTCATAGATTAATACTCGTTTTTACGATGTTTAGGTTGACGTTGGTATTTGTTTTTCAACTCAACGACCTTAGGTTTGAAGGGGGTATTCTCAGCAAAAAGAACACGGTGCGCCCTAGTTTTAGAGCGAGGAATACTAAAAGATATGATTTGCTTAGCCATTTGCGTTTCCGTTCTGTCAGTGTATAATAGTATTATACAGGAATACCCATTTATTGTCAACCTTTATCTGACATAGCTAAAACTGCGTGATACATCAAAATAGCTGCGGGTTGCCCCAATTTGGACAACATCAATACCTGATCAGATGGAAGATCAAGTAAAGAACCTGAATGATCCCATGCAACTAACGCTAAGGCCGCATCCCACGCCGCAACCCGCGCCGCATCTGACTCCGCATCATACGCCGCATCCCACGCCGCATCCCACGCCGCATCCCACGCCGCATCCCGCGCCGCATCCCACGCCGCATCCGCCGCAGCCCATTCTTTTGGGTTGGCTTTTACATGTACAATAATCTGATCTATACGACTTGCGTTGAGTAAATGACTCCAAGCGGTTTGCATATTATAGGGCTTTGGCAAGATATTCATTTACTGTAGCATTGAGCACAACATCACCATTGGTCATAGTGTATACAACCTTGTAATTTTCACGTTCACTAGCCATAAGCATATCATACTGCTCGGTTTTACTAGCAACTCTAGGATTCATATAACTATATTCGCCATTCGCTACGGTACGGCGTGCAACCCACTTACCATCTTCCCAAAACAGATTGAACGGGGTTTCCCACGGCTCGGACACCTCAGCATCATCGTCCAAAATAGACCAATCAACGACATACTCCTCAAAACCCTCATTGCGGGTTTCGATCAGGGCAGTCAACGTAGGAATACCCTTATCCTTAATTTTGAGGACTTGATCAACCGTAAGATCAGGAACAACATAGGTATCGCCACCCTTGGCTTTCCAGTACTGCGGGCACTCACCAACTCCGTCCCAATCATGAGCACCGTAGTTTTCCTGCACTTGTGTTTGGATGACGATTTTCATAATCTTGCTCCGTTTCGTTAGTGTATGTGTATATTATATACCCAAACCCATTTACTGTCAACCGTGATGAATAACCATATGATCGACACCGGGTACAGTACCAACCGGGCGATAGACTTGCTGCTCACCGTCCCATTGGTCCTGATCAAAAAGCACATCATACTGACTCACTACCACAAACCGAACTTCCTTACCGGTGTGATGACTCCGAACAAAAAGTTGTTGGGGCATACCAACATATTTTGATGACAACAGCAGAACCTTACGGTTCTTGTCATATTTGCAAAGATTCAGAGCAACTTCTACGATTTGAGTCATATGAGTCTCCGTGTTGTCAGTGTATAAAGCTATTATACAGGAATACCCATTTAATGTCAACTAAATAAAAACTCTATGTAAATCAATAACTTAGCTTACCTTAAAATTTAAATAAACCAGTATCAGCTAATTTTGCTCTTCGACTTTTTTTGATAGTAAGATGATGCTTTTCACGTAGTGTAACCATACGGTGACACATAGCACACAATACTTCTATATTAACTGGATCTCGGTTATCATTGACACCGTCAATGTGGTTGATGTCCAATTGAGAAGGATCTTGTATTGTTGTACAAACACAAGGAAATTCATAATGACTATCTTTGTTCGCACAACCGGAGTTCATCTTCCATTTATCAACTACGTCCTTGCGTGATGTTCTGTGAGCCGAGCAAACTTGTTTGTTGACATTTTTAACTTTAGAATGCTGTCCCACTGTATTGAAACAGAAAGGCAGTGAACATTTTAGATATGTTAGTGCTGTCATTTTTAGCTTACCTCAGTACGACCATTACCTAAATCGCGGGTGCTGATAGGTCGTAGGTCTCGGTTAGTGGGATCTGCTTGTGTCTGTTCATATAGTTCTAATGCAATATTCCTACATACAGTTTGAAACCACCGTTCTACTATCTGTTGCTCAGTATCATCATCCCTAATCTTATAACCAGACTTGATCAGATTCACTACGAATTTAGCATTCCAATCAAGTTCAAACGATCCATTGTTTACATCTCTAGGATCAATATCCATCTTAACTACATGAATAAAAGGTTCGTTAGCTTTGTCAGCTATCTCTTTGGGAGATAGTTCAGGCTCTTTCTTTGGCTTGGGGACTTTCTTTGGCTTTTCTTCTGTGACTTTCTTAGTGAATAGTTTTTTTAATTTGTCAAACATGATTATTTCCTTAAATAGGTGCCATACATCATTCTATAGGGTTACCGATAGAATGTCAAGCAAATAGGAATTAAATAATCTTCAATTCCTTAGCATACGAATGCAGCGCAAAGGTACCCAAATTCTTGGCCTTACATTCGCCCATAATATCAAATTGATCGAGGAAAGTCAATGCCCATTTATTAAGCGCATCATTCCAATAGTATTTGCTATGTCCCCGCAATTGTTGCTTATTTAGACCTGACTCTAATAAGGTCCGTAGATCGGGGAGTGTGACTCGGGAATGCTCTGAGAGAAATTCTTCACGGCTACAGGAATAATGTATAACAGGCCTAACACCACGCCAACTATCAATAATCCTTTTAATACGGTCATCAGTTGCTTCAATGTATTCTCCTGTGTGTATGTTATGATGATGAATATCTAATACTAAAGCGCAAGTATCGGCTAACTCTAAACTACTATCGATACCCCAACTGATTTCATCATTTTCTATTGTAAGTGTGTTTCTTGCTTCAAGAGACAGTTTTCCAAAAACATCTTTGATACCTTGGGGACCGCGTTTACCGCTGATATGTACGTTGATTTTAAAATCTTGAAACTGTTTACCGTACCCCATGTACCGGGCCATATCAGCATGATATTCAAACTCCCTAATACTGTTATTTATTACCTGCTCACTGATACTTGCTAATACAGTAAATTGACCTGGATGAAAAGACAATCTTACATCATTGGCACGTGCGGTATCACCGATTGGTGCAAAAAGCTGTTCCATGCGATTTATAACATCAGCTTTCTTGTAAAAATATACCCAATCCGGATGAGTATAACCAGTCATCATATCACTAGTCAACCGAACCATTCTAAGTTCAGGTTGCAATGTACCAACTTTTCTGACTAGATTGAGAGTATTAGTGATATTCTTTTCCATCACATCCCACATCTTTTGTTCTGCGATTTCCCGTTTTACTCTATTAAGAAAAGTCAAAGTAGTGCCACCGGTATTCAACCCTTCGACTGAGGAAATCTCACCCTTCTTGTTGATTTCCGACCACTTACATGCAAATCCAATTCGTTTGATATTTTGATTTGTCAAGATCACATCCATAATGATAAATAATTAATATGCATTATCGCACATTTTTAGATTAATGTCAATACTTTAAGGTATAGAATATGAAGTTATTTAGAGAACTATTTGAGGGAACAGACAATAGATGCCCACAATGTGGAATGAAGAATTGCCCTCATCCCTTAGGAAAATGTAAATGCAAGCCCTTACCCGGTTATCCCAAAAAGGTAGATGAAGATTTGAGTCCTGAGCAAAAACGGGTTGGTCAATTGGGACCATACGAAAAAGTAGGACCAAAAGGAGCTGTTGGTAAACTAGTCGGTGGTGAGAGTTTTATCAATACATCAATACAAGCGGTAGCAGAAAACAAGTCTGCTATATTGCGTGGTATATTAAAAGAAGGTTCTAGTTTGCCTGGTGCAATGGGCGGAATAAAGATCATGACTCCGGCAGAATTTGTTGCCAATCAAGGTGACGGAGAGCCGGGTGAGGAAGTAGATGAAGCTACAAAATTACCAGCTAGTACACGTGAATTAAAGGGTCAAGAATTAACTGACTATTTAGATCGTATTCGCGGTTCAGCCGATATTAGTAAGAAAACCGGACAAGTAAAAGTAGATAAAAAAGGTAAAGAGAAATACGTTTCCGGTAAAACTAAACAAGATAAGTTTAGAATGCCTTATATCCATCGTGCTTCTGTAATGGGATTTTATAGTCCAGATGGTAAAAAATATAACATTGATGCTCTTAAAGCGGCAATGACACAACGTCCCACTAAACTACTTAAACAAAATGAAAAGATGAAACATAGCAACGGAGAATTAGAACAATTCTTCAACATTGGTTTTGCTGCATTAGTTGGTTCGGCTGTTGATGAAAATACTAATGAGATTATCATCGTCAATACTTGTCCCGGAGCCGGATCATGTAAGATTGATTGTTTCGCTATGAAAGGTGGAAAGATTCAATACGAAGGTCCTTGGTTAAGTGATTCACGTATTCTTACCTATCTATTAAATGATCCTGAGGGCTTTAAAGCGCAAATAAACGATGAAATTAAACAAGAAGCACTAGAAGGTAAAGAAGGTAATTACGGAGTATCTATTCGTTGGCATGATGCTGGTGACTTCTTTAGCCCGGAATACTTAGATTTAGCATTTAGTATCGCTAGAGATAATCCTACAGTAAAGTTCTATGCTTATACCAAAGTAGCAGCAGCAGTATTGGGTACTAAGCCAGCTAACTTTATGATCAATTGGAGTGAAGGTGCATCAACTAGTCAAGAAAAACAAATCAAGGCACAGGATCCTAAATTAGACACAACTAAAAATTCACGTATTGTACCTGAAAAGTTATTCTATGACTTGTTAAAGAAAGATGCTAAGGGTAATCTAGATAAAGAAGGTACAAATGCAAAAGGTGCCGGTGGACGTTGGGTAACACGTGATGCGGTGGCTACTAGCGAGTTAAAACAACGTTTAGCTAAAGCATATGGTTTAAGCGTAAATTCTATCTTAAACTATGATGAATACATGGCCAAAAGAAACTCAATACCAAAAGGTATGAAGTATAATGTTATCGTTGCTCCTGGAGAAGGTGATATCAGTGCAAATGATGCCGGAGTTCTTTCTACTTTATTGCTTAAACACTAAACCTTAACTAGTTCTTCTAAAGAATATAACTCTTTCATATAGGGTGATACATTGGTGAGCACACTCGTTTCAAGGTCACCCTTTCTTCTTGGACCTACTTTAATCAATAAATCAATATTTTTTATGTTGTTTACTTTTTTGAATAGTTCAACTATCTCTGCTACTGTATAACCTATACCATGCCCAAGACATTCAATCTGATTGCTAGGTTTCTCTATAGCACTACGTAATGCATCACATATCTCGTTAACATGCACATAATCACGTACACATGTTCCATCTTCTGTATTGTAATCA